GATAAATCTACATTAACCGCATCTGCAGTTACATCAATTAAAGTTCCTGCTCCTACATCTAAAGAACCAGAAGTTGTAACAGATCCTGTAAGACCATTACCTCCAGTAACTGAAGTTACAGTACCTGTATTTGTAGTAAACCCACTGTCGTTATTAAACCCTGAAATATTAATATTTGCTTTTGTTAATTTCTTTTGAGCATTTACGGAGTCTACTACAACAAAAAAATCTCCGTCTGCATCTGAAGTGGAAGTTGTTAATTCTGATAAATCTACATCAACTGTTGGTGTAGCACCTGCTCCAGTATTATTTTGTAAATCAATTAAAGCTCCAGCAGTTAAATTTTGTACATAATCTCCTGTTGTATTAGTTCCTAAAGCAGCAGTATTTAAAGTTGCAAGAGATCCTAATCCTAAAGTCGTTCTTTGGGCTGCAGCATCTGCATCATCTAATAATGCTTTACCTGCAGTTGTTAAATCAAAAGTTCCTGCAGTTCCTGACCCTGTAAATTGAATACCTTTATCTGCTGCTGAAGTTAATCCTCCAATTGCAGCAAGGTCTGCGTCTAGTCTTGCATTATCTACGGTTCCACTTGCAAGGTTACTTGCATTTAAATTTGTTAAATTAGCACCGCTGATTGCTGGTAAAGTAGCTGGAAATCTTGCGTCAGGTACCGTGCCTGAAGCTAAATTTGTAGCATTTAAATTTGTTAAGTTAGATCCATTGTTTGCAACAATGTTTCCACTTGAATCAAGGATAACGGCTTTGGATGCTGGAAGGGTACAAAATACATTTTTAGTTCCTCCAGTAAATACTACTGGAGAATCACTGTTAGATGAAGAAATAATTGTATCTCTTGATAAAGTACCTGCACCAACTGTTCCTAAACCAACTTCAAATTCACCGTTACTATTAACGATTGCATAATAAGTTTCGTTTGTATTTCCAATCGCAGATGAAAAAGTTTCAAAACCAGATACTGCACCATCTAGGGTAAATGTACCCGTGCCTGTTGTAGCCGAAGTTTCTTTTACTCTATCATTTACTACCAAAGCCATTGTTTAATCCTCCTTACGATATTCTTATAATCGCTTGTGTATCGTTTGCATCAGGGAACTGAATTGTAAAAGTTCCTGCTGTTGCTGTTTTATCTCCTCCAAAATCTAAAACTGCGACTGATGGATCACCAGTTGCTGTGTCATTATAAATTAATGCACCTCTTGCAGTTAAAGTAACTCCAGTAAAGGATAAGTCATCAAAATCAACAAAAGCTGTTGTTCCGTTAACTGATACTAAAGCATTAACTAATGTTCCGCCACCTGCAACATACTGACCAGTATCACCAACTTGTCCTGTGATACCAACTGCGTATGAAGTAGTGTCTGCACCAATAGATGCAGTGTTATCGTATAATGCTAGTTTAAAAGTGTTACCTGTTGAAGGTGTAAAATCATGCACGCCTTCCAGAATTTCTTCTTTAAAAGTATTGCATATTGCGTTTGTTGTAATTGCCATTTTGTAGCTCCTTATTTAATAGTTTATGGAGATGGACTAGGCACTTTAATCCTAGGCACTCCATCTGAATATTCATCTCTTCTTCGTCTTCCCATTTGCTGTAAAGCAAAAAGTTGTACTTCCTCATCATACTTTGTTTTATAGAGATTGTACATATCTGCAGGGCCTTTTAGATATGAAAAAGCCTCTGTTAAAACCCCATGTAATAACATTGATTCCTGATATTGTGCCAAATAAGTATTATTAGTTGACGTAAAATGAGGTGGATCAATGATGTAATTTAATTGCACTTGATAAGCCTGATCAGGAGTAGGTGCAACTAAAAATGTATTTTCATTCCAGTTTGCATAATAAAGTGGCAATCCTGTAGAGCCATTATTATTGTATTCTGAAATAAAACTCGTATCTCTTTTTTCTAAAAACGTTCTGTTTCCAGATCCATCAATAACTTGAACTGATCTGATTATAATTTCATCTCCTGGTCTATTAATATATCTTTGACCTGTTACAAAATTAGCCGTCGCATATTTTCTTAAATCATCATAATCCACTTTATTAGCAACATCGAGTTCAATAATTCTAATAAATTGATCTAATAAACTATCTGATAAAACATTAGAATCTACTTCTGTGTAATTTCTAACTTGAGTTAAAAAATTTGCGTAAGTTATAGCCATTATGATATTACCACTGTTACTTGACCCGCTAGGGAGTTTATATTTCTTCTTCTATTTTGTTCTGATCCATCATCAGGTTGCATGCCATTCGATTCAAAAGCAAAATCCCCTGGTAACGTTAAACTTACGGTTGTAAAGTTTTTACCACCAGAATTAATATTAAAATCTTGTGCTCTTGAATTTTGTAAAGCAATAGCATCTGCAGTTACTTTTTTACGTCTAATTTGAGGATGTTTAGATTCATATTCAGATATATGAACAAGTGAACCATTCCATTCTCTAACCATTTCTACATAGGGAAATGCCTGACCTGAACGATCAGATATTGCCATAGATCTTTTTCCTCTAGCCCAAGCCATTATACACCATCTCCAAAATAAGTTTGTGGCGAAATATATAAAGATGTTCTTGATCCATCTTCATCTAACGCTCTTTTCATTTCATCTTCATATGCTAATTTTAACATTTGAGATCGGTCAATTGCATATTGAAAAGATAAATAATAAGCTAGCCCTGCTACCATACAAGGTAAAAATCTATAAACTGCATCTGGATTATTAGAATAAGCTCCAGCATCTTCAATTCTTTTAACCACATAATATTTTAAATAAGTGTACGTATTTAAATCAGGTGCCTGATATAAATAAATTTTAGGAGTGGTTAATCTAGAAACATAATATTGTGACGGTTGGCCAACAGAAAGTTTATTAGGAAGAGCAGCATAAGCAGATCTATCTATTTTAGTTAAAGATACATCTTGAGTATTTATCGTATCACTTCCTCCGCCTGTAGATGAAACAAATGCTTCTAACACATCATCAGAAACATCACTCGCCACTGTGTACTCAGCTTGTCCTGATACTAAAGCTACTTCATCTAATTCTATTTTCCAAAGATGAACTCCTCTATTTCCCCATTCAGAAAATAATATATTAAGATTTCTTCTAGCTCGTTTTAAATCATTCCCTGAATTAGGTCTTAATCCGCATCTGTTAAATGCTTCATCAATAACTTCTTCAATGGTTAAATTAAATGATGTAGTTCCTGATGTTGCCATTAAATTAATCCTTTATAATAATTCATCATTCCACCTTCTGATTTTTTTGCAAAGGTTGATACATTAGTAGGTTTAGGACCTACATTCCCTGCAGCTCTTTTTCTTGCAACAGCAGAACGCTTTTGTGCTTTTGTCATACGTGCAGCTTTTGCGGCAGGAACACATTTTGGGTAACTTCTTTTTGATCCAGTTGCTGATTTTCTTCCACATTCTTTATAACCTCCACCTTTTTTAGGAGCTGATATATCAACCCATTTTTCTTGAAACCATTTAGTTAGTCCTCCACTTTTCATACCAGTAGCAGGAACACAATTAGGAACCATTTTGTTTCCTTTCTTTTTCATTCCTTTTTGAACATAACCTTCCCAACATGTACCTCTTTTACTCATTACAAAATATCCTTATAGTAATCATTCTTACTCATAAAGCCACCCATACTTTTTTTATAAATGTCTTTATGAATCTCTCTTGTTTCTTTTTTAGCTTGTTCAAAAGCAGAGTCCTTTGACATGTTTACACTCATCTCATCATAAAGTTTTTTAAAAGTGCTTTGAACTTTTTTAGAAGCACCAGGGAAAGCTTTTTTAGCCATATCTAAAATAAGTCTTCCAGCCATTAAATCATTCCTTTATAATAATCTTCGTAACTTTTATTAGAAACGTATTCTCCGTCACCTATTTCTGATTTAATATATGAACCATTGTATTCTGTTCGCTTTGAATACTCTGAAGAAGTTTCAGTTTCCATTTTTGGTCTATGCATTTTAGCATGATCCATAATGGTTCCTTTAGAAGCTTTCTTTGGTCCCCAGTCTTTTCTTTTTACTCCAGATGGATCTTTTATTTTACCAGCGCATATTTTAGACGCATAAGCGTTTGCATAGGCACTTGGATATACCTTAAATTTTCGTTTTGCCGCAGCTTTGCCACGTGCACATAACTTGGTCATATTTTACTCCTCTGTAGCGGCCGCTTTGAGAGTGTCATTTCTCTCCTTTTGGCGGTTGTACAACTTCTTAGATTGTACCACTTGAGGCCTGTATTTTCTAGACCTTACGTCTTTTGCGATTGGATTTTTTAGGTTTTTTAGCTTTTTGTTTTCTAGCCCCACGGAGTTGTCCCTCCACTTGTTTGGTCATTTGTGATCTTCCCATTACCATGGTTTATACCTCGTTTTTTTGTTTTCGTCTTTATAAGCCAATAAATTCTGTTTTCTATTTTCATTTCCATTGTAAGATATATGCACCCAACCTGAATCTGGTTCTCCGTCTTTATAGAACTCTAATATTAATTGATCGTATTCTAGGTTGTGTCTAATCCATTCAGCAAGTTCTTTATTATCAACTCCTGGCACTTCTATATCTGCGGCTTTTCCCTCGGTATGCTGTGAATCAATACTGCTTCCAATGGCTATGCATAATTCTGCAGATCTATATCCAGAAGAAACAATAACTGGTTTATCAAAATTAGAACGTATAGGTTGTAATACATTCATGCATAATTCTTTTAAATTATCAATTTGACCTGGAGAAGGGTTGTTTGAAATTCCTCTTCTTTCGGCTGTTTGTGATTTAGTTAATTCGGATAAATTAAAATTAGCTGAAAGTTTCATGATGTATATCTAAAAGGATTACAATTATCTATTGTTTCATTTGAATTTTTATCAATCTTATTACATTTGCAATCTTTTAACAAGAGACAGAAACCTTTATATACCCAATAAATACAACGTTTCATTTTTTTATTTTAGATAAAGCTTCCGCTATAGTGTTTAATTTATTAGGATATTTTTCTTTATTTGTACAGCTTGTTGCCATTAAAAAACAAAAAATAATAATGATCCATAAAACTAGAATAGTATATTTTGGTTTTATTTTCATTAATGTCCCTCAATCTTTTCTATTCGTTTAATCCCATGTTGGTCCACATATACTTTTGCTTTCACGACAGCGCATTTGACATGAGAATTACCACTATCATTATGTCGTTCTATTTTTCTTTTCGTCTCTAGACACTCTGATAGCGATTCTTTATATGAATGTTCTATCATCTTGTCATTCAAAAATAAACATAAAGCTACAATCATTTCGATCATTAATGTTTACCATTTCCATTTGCAAATTTAATATCACGTGTTGCATCCTTTAATCTCTCAACATCTTTTTTGAGTTTTTCTATTTCTTTTTCATGCATTTCTAACATAACATTAGTGTGTAAATTTTCTTCTAATATCTTTTGTTGTTTTTCTAATTGTTTTGTTAGATATTCAATAAGCATAAACTGTTCTTGATCAATAGGTTTTTGAACAGAAGCCTCCAGTAAATCATTTTCAAATAGTTTATTTTTAGTCTCTAATTGATTAAGTCTTTCAATAACACCAAACGCAAACCATATTCCAGCACCTACAGCTCCAATAATGGCAATAAGATTACGTAGTGGCAGTGCCACAGATGTTGAATCACTAATCTTCATCGTTTACCAATTACTAGTTGATTTAGTTACTTTGTGTGCTAATACTTTTCCTTTGTTAGAACCATGTTTAACAACATATCCTGAAGTACCATTTGCATTAATATCTACTTCATGTCTCGCACTAAATAATGCTTTAGCTTTAGAAAGTAATGATTGTTCTTTATTTCTGTTTTTAAATAAATGAGTAAATCTATTTATCATACATCCTCCTTTTTTATTTCTTCCACATTATAAAACATATTATCCGTATCTTCTACTTGGAAATCAGAATCTTCTACCGACCACTCGGTAGTTTGGACATGATAGTCAGGCCAATTGTTTTTAACAGTATAATTAGAAGCATGCCAAAGAATGCGATTATTAGGCTGAATAGCAAAATTCCCGTTATCAAGTTGGATAACATGGCCACACTTATGTTCTTGAGGGATTTCACTATGTTCTGTATTAAGAATATTATTATCTGGATGCGCCCAATCAATCGTAAATAAATACGATCCATGATAAAATTTTTTATCTTTTCCAAGATATTTACCTTTGATTCCGTTTAAAAAATCAAACTGATGGACACTAGGATAATAACTAAAGCAATCCCACAGTTCCAAGGAGTCAAGCGACATATCGGGCACTTCGGCTCTTTGTAAATGTTTTTGGAAAAAAGCTGAGATAGGCAGGCGATAGTAGACCGCACCGTTAGGGAGCATCGCGTGAAATAAGACTGCACGTCCTGGTATCGATGCAAGACCGAAGATAACTGCGTCTTCGCTTTCTCCATGATGTTTTTTAAAATCATAAAGATATTCCTTTCTTATTTGACAATAAATTGTCGGTGTATTTGCATTGAGATAAGTTGCCATTTAACATTTCCACCTTCTCCTTGCAGCACAAATTCTTTTATCTGGAGTTTTACTACAATTAACATTGTGCATTTTCATTTGACCAGCACTCCTTGCACAATAAGATTTTCTTCTTGCTGCACGTTTTGGTCCTGGTTTGTCTTCTGTAACTGCAGTTTTTAATTTACTTCCAGGGTTTTTTCTTCTGTAAGCCATGACACCCGCTTGTGTCATACCCGCTCCACTTTTAGTGGAGCGATAGTATTTTTTACTTCGAGGAGGCATGCCTCCTTTTTTGAATCCTAAGATATCCGCGTAGTAACTATCCATTCTGACCTGTTAGTCTAGGCGCATTGTATACATCAGTAAACAATGTGTATGCTGCAACATTAGTTTTAGTTTTACAAAAAATTCCTGCTGGGAAAACAATTCCATCTTCAGGTAAATTTAATGTGTAAACATCTCCTTGTGGAACATCTACAACTAAAAGAGTTGTTCCTGTATTAGATGTTGTGGTTAATTCTAAAACACCTGCTCCAACATTATCGGAAGCAACAGAAATAGCTCTAAGCCTAACTGGAGGTGCAATAACGGCAGTTGCTCCAGCAGCAGCGGTTGATCTTGTTGCTTGTATATCACTTTTATAACTCATTTTAACTCCTTACTTTGTGGCTCCCGAAGGAGCCACTAATTTTTAATTATTAGCTTAAGTTATTATTTTGTATATACAAAACAGTAACTGTAGCAGCACCTGTTGATCCATCACCATTCTGTGGAGTGAAATCAGCTAATACCTGAATATCAGTTGCTCCAACATCAGTTGCTTCAGTATCTAAAGTTCCTCTAGTTGTACCCAGTGCTTTAACGTTTACCGCTGCTAAAAAAGCATCCGCATCTCCAGCTGTTCCCACAGAAACAGTTGCTGTTCCAGTGTCGTTGTTAACTGTAGTTACGTTTAAAATTACATCTACGATTTGTGAATTAGCTGGTATGGTAGCTATTACCTGATCGTTAGCTGCTGCACCTATAATATCAATTACTTTTGATTGTGCCATTACTACTGAACCAACGTTAGAAACATTTGTTCCTACTGTAGTTCCAGTTGTGTTAAAAATATTTCCAGCTTTAATTGGACCTGAAAAAGTTGTGTTTGCCATAAGTATATTCTCCTAGTTTATTTAACACAGTCTCTAGGCCGTCTGCTGAACTCAGTCTGTGTCAAATATTAGTTATGTTCAGTATTTCTATTATACACAAAAAAAGGGCGGCCATAAAGACCGCCCTTTAAATTGATCATTAATCAATAAGATTAACTAGTTGGTAAGTTTCCGTTACCAAATACACATCTTGGATCAGAGAATCCAAAAGAGTATCTTTCTCTAGCTTTGAATCTTACGTTACCTGTATCGAAGTCACCTTCCATAGCAGTTTTGATCGGTGATCTTACGAAATGCTTGAATCCGTTAGGAGCATCTGTAAGGATAAAGAATGAATCAGTGTCAGTTAAGAAGTTGTTCACTCTGTAACCTTCAGGAATCATTCCCATGTTCACCAATGCATTAATGTCATTGTCAGCTGTGCCGACTCTTTGAGGTGATTTCATCAATCTCTCTGCAGTAAATTGTAATTCTTTTGGAATTATCATTTTTTTACCTTGAAGAGCGATTTTTAATCCTCTTTCGTCAACAAAACCAGCAATATCGATTAACGATTGCTCTAGTGATGTTTCGTTCAAGTCAGC